ACACAATCTTCTTTTAAGCAACAGGAATGGAATGTTATTGACAGAGCTTGTTGAATTAGGTGCAGCCCAGGGTTTCACTCGTGGTAATATATATGCCTGCCGTGAAATTCTTGGAGATCAATTAACGTTTGGAGGTACTGGCAATAAGGCAATTTGGTATCTGTCAACATCAAACGATCAAGAAGCCATAGAAAAGATAAGGAGCAGACATGGAAAACAAAACTGATAGTAAAGAGCCCGTTCAATTGTCATTCATTGATTGGTGTCTTGAAGGTGTGAGAGGTGGATTTATAAAAGCTACCTGCACCGTTGAGTGGATGATTGCGATGTATCCTGTAAAGGTAGGTTAAAGATGAGCACATTATTTCAGGCAACAGGTCTTAACGCATTCGATGAAGTTGCTGACGATGACTTTTTCTACGAAGATAAAAAACCTGGCAAGAATTTCTTTGATGCAGTCTCTTTGCCAGACACTCCATCAAGATCGTTCAATGCAGTGGGCGCAGAAGTCTTTGTGCTTCATCTTGCATTTGATACGCAAGAAGATTTATTAAGGGCAATTCGAGCCTTAAGTGTTGGCACAAGAAAATCCTTAATAAAGACTTCCAAAGAGGCAACTTTCAATGGAATTGCTTTACGTCCTGATGGATCTGAAACCTGGCTTGATTTCTGGGAACGTAAATTGGCAGAAACAAAACCAATTGTCATCAAGAAGAAAAAGAAAAGCAAAGATGACGATGAAGCACAAGAGCCCTTTACAGGAGGATGACGTGCATATTATTATTGGATTGGTGCCCGGGGTTTCTGAGTATCGTATTTTGGAATACCCTGAAATGATCAAAGCCTTTGGTGACGATCTTGAGCTTGTTGCAGATTGGTGCGATGAAATGAATGAAAAAGGTTGTCCAGTTGAATTTACGATAGCCTTTCAGGAGGTTGAGTGATGTGCGGTGTAATCGGTTGCTTTCCAACAAAAAGAATAATGACTGATTGGCATATCGAGAAGTTTTGCGAGCTTCTTACTCAAAGCAGAATAAGAGGAATGCATGCATACGGTATTGCTGCCCAGTTTCCGTCTGGGCGTTGGAGCTTCCTTAAATCTCTTGAGATTGCCGAAGTTATATCATGGGCATTTGAGATTTCAAAAACTGCAACAGCCATGATAGGTCACACTCGTTATGATACAAGCGGTAATTGGAGAGTAGCAGCAAACAATCAACCCATTACTATTGGGCAAGACTTCCTTGTGTTTAACGGTGTTATTAGAATGTCAACAAAAGCCGAATATGAGGAAGAGTTTGGCACAAGATTTACAACGGAAAATGATGGAGAGATTTTGCTGTGGCTTCTTGGCAAGAGCGAAAAGGGAAAGGCAAAGAAGCTTCTTGACGATGAGCAGGTATCATATGCAGGCATTCAAGTAGTTAATGGTGATGTGTCAATATACCGCAATGAACGCAGACCTTTAACACTTTTGCGCAAAAGAGGATTGTGGGTTGCAAGCACCATTGATATTTTAGCCAGAACGTTTGGAGCAGAGTTAAATCCTCAATCAATCGAGCCGGGAATATTCCACCATGTCAAGACTTGATGAATACATTCAATACCATGCAATTTCAGAGCAGATCGGAGATATTGACCCGAGTTATGCAATGCTCAGATATGTTTGTGATAGATTTGAGTTGAACATTGAACAACGTTTTTGGTTATCTTATTTGTACAGTACCTGCTACAATGCTTCAACCGTCTTTTACATCTATAATGAATTTCCAGATTATCTGGGCGTTGACGTTGGCAGGCTTCAAAGATGGTGGAATGCCAATAGAGATCGGCTTGATTTTCAAACTGATTGCCGTTGGGTACGGTCACGCAATCAATTTGTTCAAATGTTTATAGAGTACAGAATGTTGTGCGGTAGAAGTCAGGAAGAGACTTATCATAATTTGGTTTTCAGAAAGTCTCACCCATACCGATCTTGTTATTCTTACTTTGAACAAATACATAACTTTGGCAGGTTTAAGCTTTTCCTGCTTCTTGAGGCAGTTCATGTTGTAACGGGCTTCGACATTGAGCCTGATGAACTACCGCTTGAACAAGCTCAATCCAGTTGCAACGGATTGTGTTATGCTCTCAATCGTGACGATCTTCTGCGTGGAAATGATTACGGTGACAAACCTCTTCTGGCAGGTGATTATGAATATCTCTATATAGAATTTGAAAAACTTCTAAAGTTAATGCGTTCAAGATTTCCAGACAAACGCATTGATTATTGGAATGTTGAAACGACATTGTGCGCATACAAGAAATGGCATAGAGGAAAGCGATACCCAGGTTATTATCTGACAAGGCAGGCAAAAGAGATCATGAGCATGCGTCACAATGTGCCTGAGGGAGTTTGTTGGGAAGTGCTTTGGGATTATCGCAAGGAATGTCTTGACCATAAATACCTGTACGAGTTTACAGGACGTGAAGACCCGGGAGTATTTGGAAATGATACCAGACAAATCAGCATCTTTGAAATCTAAGTTTGAATTCGGTTTTGTTCGGCAGGGAGAATTTTTCCAAATCCCAATTGAAGAACTATCCAGGAAAATTCCAGCCGTAAAAGATTTTGCATATACTTGGAGGTTTTGGCAAAATTGGGAAAAGTATCCACCTGTTGTTGCTTATTCTGGCAAGATCGTCTACGGTTTTCTTGCCATTACAAACTCCATCAGTGGTTATCTCAATCTTTATTACATTGCAACAAACCCAGAGCATAGAGGGCAGGGAATTGCAAAAGACATGTTTGACTTCTATCTTCAAAATCTTCCTCCAATGCGTTACAGAAGAATGAAGATACGCACCACAAAAGATGCAGACGGTGAAAAGTTTTTCAGGTCTTTTGGCTTCAAACCTTTTCTTTTGGTTGAGACAAAGCCAAAACATTTTGAGTATTTCTGGAATGTTGATTTGGGATACTCGAGATCGGTCAAGGAGGTAATTGAAAGGCAAAAGGATAAGACACAGCCAATTCCATTGGGTGAAATTGAAAAGATCATAAAAAAGTATCCAGATGCGAGGTTGCTATGAAAGTCATATTGATCGGTGGCTATCCTGGAGTGGGGAAATCTTTTGTTGTTAAAAAGTTAATCGAGCTTATCAGATCAAAGATAGGCGGAGATGATTTTGAAGAGATGTCAGAATACAGTATGCCATATATGATCAAGCGCATGAAAGATAAAGATCTGATCATAATGGGCTCTTACAAGCACAACGAAAAGTTTCCTGGCACAGATCGGTTTTCAATGGGAGTTCAACCATACTTTGAGCAATTCCTAAAGAAGCATAAAGACGACAATGTTGTAATCTTGCTTGAAGGTGATCGGCTTTTCAATGGCAAAACCATTGGACACCTTTGGGCTCAAAGGATACCGTATAACATTGTTATAATAAGAGCCGATGAAAAGATTACAAAAGAGAGGAGGGAGAGCAGGTCATTTCAAAATGAAACCTGGCGCAAAGGCAGGAAAACAAAAGTTGACAATATTGCAAAGCAGACACCTTTTGCGATTTCTATAAACAATGACACAGAAGAGCAGGCAGAGGTAGCTGCTAATCGTATCCTTCAATTGATAAAGAGATAACACAAGATTTTATTTACAATAAGGAGTATTGAAATGGAATTAACAACAGGTAATTACGGCTCTCCAAGATGGTCATATGAAATTCTGGATTGTGCAATGCCAATGACATTTGACACGTACTCGAATTGTGCGCATCAGTGTTTGTATTGTTTCAGCTTCTTTCAACGGGCTGTTGGAACAAGCGCAGAAGATTATTTGTCACATAAGGTGCGTTCTGTTGACGTTGAACGTGTCAAACGTATGTTTACCAATCCTGAGAAGTACGGTGGGCAATTCAAGAATTACATCAAACGCAGAATGACATTGCAATGGGGCGGGCTTTCTGACGGATTTGATTGGTACGAAAAGAAGTTTGGAAAATCTCTTGAGCTTCTTACATTCTTCAACGAGATTGATTATCCACTCTCAATCAGCACGAAGGGTGTTTGGTACGTCTATGATGATGAATACCGCAAGCAACTCAGAGATCGTAAAAACTTGCATTTCAAATACTCAATCATAACAGACATTGAAGAGCATGTAAAAGCAATCGAGCCTGGAGTGCCATCAGCCAGAGATCGTTTTGCAGCACTGAAAGAGCTTAACAAATTGGGAGTTGCAGCAACAACACTCCGCTTCCGTCCGTTTATTATTGGTACATCCGATCTTTGCATTGAAAGTATGATGAAGAGCGCAAGCGATGCTGGATGCTATTCAATAACAACTGAATTGCTTTGTTGGGAGAGCCGTGCCAGTGATACCAGTAGAGATCGTTTGGATCGGCTTTCAAAGGTCTTGGGTTATGACGTTTGGAAGTTCTACAATGAGCAGAGCGCAAGATCGTCTGGGCTTTTGCGTTTGAATTACGATCTGAAACGTCCATACATTCTTGAAATGAAAGAAGCAGCAGAAAAGTATGGCTTGAAATTCTTTGTGTCTGATGCGCATCATAAAGAAGAGAGCTATCATGCTGGATGCTGTGGGCTTCCTGAGACTGGAGCTTTATCAAACGTCAATCGTGGACAATATGCTCATGCAATAAAGATTGCAAAAGAAAAAGGAATTGTGAAGTGGTCTGATATCAAAGAGGAAGCAAAAGCCTTGCTTGAAGACATTCCACTTGTTCGGGCTGAGGGCTTTAATATTGGTACGACAGGTGAAGCAACAAAGCGAACATATCAAAGCGTTTTTGATTTCATGCATGACATTTGGAACAATCCAACCTCATGGCAATCGCCTGCCCGTTATTTTGGTGGTGCTCTTGTACCAGGTCAGCCTGACGAGAATGGTGACATTGTCTACCTTTACAACAAACCGTTTATTGAATTGAATGTAAGAGTTGAGAGCGTAAACGATCTTGCAAAAGAGTTGAGGATGACTGGTGCACCTAATGCTCAAAGATACAACGAGATGACTGCAGACGGCACTGATTATGGTTACACTGCTTATCCAATTTACATTTTCAGTAGGAAGAGATCGGCAGATGCCTCAACTCCGCTTGTGTTAAGATCGGCACGATTGAATTACCATTTTGTTGTGAGCAAAGACGATCTTGATGCATATGCTGATCAATTCCCAGAAGCCGACATAATTGTTGTGCCTCAAAGAAACAGTATACGTGCTGCACGTCAATTCATTCTTGAGCAAGCCCGTGAGGAAGGATACCCGTACATTTGGATGCTTGATGATGATATTGACAGCGTAAAGCAAAATGGAAAGCCTGTTTCAATGCGTGCTTTGCTTTCAAGCCTTGAACGTTGGGTTGAAGATTACAGTAATGTTGCTCTTCTTGGAGTGAATGGAAATCGTGCGAAGTTTGTTGTCAATCAAATTCCAGCAGGCTTGCTTCTTGTCAACACAATGACTGGAATTTCATTCACGGGCTTTGAATACAAAGAAGTTGAAGCATTTGCCCTTCAGCATTTCAAAAAGGAAAATTGGGTTACCGTCTGCAACGGTGAGTTTACGATTTCCTTCAAGGAAATCCAAGGCGGTGGAGCAGCGCATATCATAACAGCCGAATTGCAAGATCACCAGTATTCAAAGAAGCTTTTTGAAAGATACAGAGAATACTTTAATGAGGCTAA